AAGACGAATTTATAGATTGGTTAGGAGTAGCACATTTAGACTTTGATAATGAGACAGAAGAGTGGTGCGATATAGCAAGAAAAGAAATCAAAGAAAAATTAAAACTACTAAAACAATAGAATAATGGCGATTTACAACGATGAAATTTTAGATAATGAGAACTACCCAGATAAGTATCCAGTAGAGGTTATGGTAGCACATATAACCAGAGATATCTTTAATCTATCCATAAGGGATACAACCGGAAAGATATTCAATGAAGAGGTAGATAAGGAGACTTTAAGGCATATGATAGAGGTGATAGATAATGCTATCCCATAACAAATGTAGATAAGATTCTGGTATCTTATGCTCCAGACATAGAGAATATTTACTATATTGCGAACTTAAATAAATTACTATGTTACTATATTGAGAATTTAAATAAATTATTATGGCTAAATTTGATGAAAAAGATATATTCGATAAATCTGCTAAACTCATTGAGGAGAAGGGACTTATATTTATGTCTGATGTGATTGCATACCTTCCATGTAGTGAGGCAACATTTTATGTGTTATTCCCAGCGAAGTCAGAGGGTCTGGAGAAACTAAAAGAAATTTTAACTACTAACAAGGTGAGCCAGAAGGTCTCCATGCGTAAAAAGTGGTTAGATTCTGATAATGCTACTCTCCAGATGGGACTGTATAAACTGATAGGCACTGATGAGGAGAGGAAGAGATTATCCCAGACCTACCAAGACATCACTACTGATGGTGTTAGGCTACAAGGGGACACAGTAGAGATAGTTATCCAAGATTTCTCTGGAGAGGAAGAGGATGAGAGTTAATGTCTCTAAATACGTTAAGAAGTTATATACAGAGCCATTCTTTATCGCAGATGTCTACGGAGGCAGAGGTAGAGGTGGCTCTCATGGTATCACCCAGCACGCACTAATCAAGATGATGACAGTACCTTACTTTAGAGGTTATCTGGTCAGAGCAGTGCATGGTCATATCAGAGATTCACTATGGCAAGATTTCAAGGATAGGATACAAGAGTTAAGCGACCTTAATGGGTATGACTACTTCAATGACTTTCAACTATCAGAGCAGAGTATGACTGCCATCTACCTTCCCAATGGTAACCAATTAAAGAGTAAAGGATTCAGAGCATCTACTAAAGGTAATACTGCTCACATGAAATCCATCGCTGGTGCTACTCACATCTATGGTGAGGAGTGGGAGGAAGTGGGTCAAGAGGAGAATAACAAACTGATGGATTCTCTTCGTACAATCAAAGCACCCATCCAGATTATAAGGTCATGGAATGCACCTCCCAAAGAACATTGGTTAATCAAGGAGCAGTTTGATTTAGAGGAGTCTGGTATTCCGGATTACTACAGATTAGTGCCAAAGGATATTGATGGTCATCTTTCCTTATTTGGGACATACAAGGATAACATAAAGAATCTGGATAAGAATAGTGTCTTAAGGTATGAGAGGTATGAGGAGACTGCACCAAAGTACTACTATAATCAGATTCTGGGACTGGTTAGTGATGGAGGAGATAAGAAGGTCTACTATGGCTGGAAGAGTCTGCCATTCGATAAGTTTGTTGCCATCGATGGTCTGGAGGCATATGGTATTGATTTTGGAGATACATCACCCACATCAGTGAACTGGATTAAGTACAAAGATGGGTGCTTCTATTCACACGAGATACTCTATAAATCATTGAGGGAACTACAGAGGGAGCATGGAGCAGAGATAGGAGAGATTAGGAGGCAGTTAGCCAGTGCCATTCCGGATAATGATGGTAATAACATCTGGACAAAACACAAGGGTATATTAACCTATGTGTTTGAGTTAATGGGAATCGACAAAAATATACCTATGTTCTGTGACCCAGCACAATCTGGTCTTATTCTGGAGTTAAGGATAGCTGGATTTAACTGTGTTAAGGCATCGAAGGATAAGAAGGCTAACATAAACTTCATTAACAGAGCATCTAACTTCTATACTGCCAGTAGTGTTAATCTGGAGGAGGAGTATAATGGATACTACCTACAGACTGATATTAACAAGAATCCTATAGATGGTAAGCCAATAGCAATCAATGACCATAGTCTGGATGCCAGAGAGTATGGTGTAATAGGATTGAAGAATCTGTACAATATAGTACTATAAGTTTTATCTATGCCAGATTAAATTACTATAAGATTTCCTTATTGTATATAACATTCGGTTAAGTTTTTTCGTTGGTGTTTCTGGATTGTTTAACTTTACCATCTTATTGAGATACAGATTTAAGAGATAAAGAAGAGACACACATGGAGCAAGGAGCAAAGCGAGTGCGAGGGGAACGAAGTGAGACAATATTCTACACATAAAGTTTATTAATTAATACAGAATAACTATGCTCTGGTGAGAGCCATCACTAATAATGAGGCAGTAATTTGTAGATAACTTTAAGGTAAAAATAAAATCAATACAGAGATTATTTACTATATTTGCTGAATCGTATCTTAAGAAGGCGATATTATTTTATGGGATTATTTAACTGGTTTAAGCCTAAAGAGGTCATAAGGAATAGTGAAGGCTCGTGGTGGTTCGATGTACTTAACGGTAAATCTAACTATGAGAAACTTACAGAGGAGCAGAGGATGAGGTATATGTTAACCAATCCAGCACTCGCAAAGGTGATTTCTATGAACTGTGATATCTTCAGTCTGGGTAAGATTAAGAGGGTAGATGGTGAGAGTGATGCGTTTACAGAGTTTCTAAAGCGACCAAATAAATTCCAGACCTTAAGACAGTTCTTATGGTCATATCGTTTCTATACGATGTATGGGAATGCTTTCCTAAAGCATAACAGTTCCATAGTTAACTCACCAAACAATCAGATTTATATTCTGGATAGTTCAAAGGTAGAGTTTGATAATGGACTGGGTGATGTGTTAGATAAGATGATATACTCATCTGCATCATTCAAAGATTTACAGAGGCAAACAATCACATACACATACAATGATGGTTCACAGAAGGATATTCCTTTGGGTGAACTTTTGGTATTTAGTGACCTATCTAATAATACTGGTAACTGGTACAAGGGAGCAAGTAGGATAGATGCACTGTATAAGGTGCTATCTAATAACGAGAAACTGCTTAATGCTAAAGGGATTAATCTGGACTTCGTTGGTAAGTTTCTGGTATCTGGTACATTTGACCCAGCCAAAGATTTAGGGTCATTCGCTGGGATGCAGAATATAGAGAAGGAGGATATCCAGAGGAAGATAATGGGGAGTGATGCAGTTACACCTATCAAGGCATCTGTAGATATTAGGAGGTTCGTGGATGATTTAGCCAAGTTAAGATTAGATGAGTCTTATGTTAATGACTTATTAGTGATTGGTGATATGTTCAGTATCCCTAAAGAACTGATAGGAGCATTAATAGAAGGGTCTACTTATGAGAATCAAGAGAAGGCATTATCGAGGCATATAAGCTATTCAGAGATGCCTAAAGCACAAGACTTACTTGAAGGTATAACCAATCACTTTGGACTTAATCCGGATGACTATGAGATGACATGGGATGAACTACCATTTATGCAAGAGGATGAGAATGTTAGGAGCGAGGTTAACGAGAGAAATATAAGAACATTAAGGGAGATGCTATCTTTAGGAGTCAATATGGATGATGCTAAAGAATTTCTGGGTCTTCCAGAACTAAACATAGACTACAATGAAGAAGAAGAAACTATCACAGATGACTCCAGAGCAGAGGAAGAAATTCGTTCAGAAGATGAGGGAGGAGATTCTCAAGAAGAGTCAGAAGGAGGAAGTAATTAAAAAAGATAAGAGCGATGGATAAGGATTATATAAAGCATCTGGTAGAACATAAGGCAGAGGTAATAGAGTTAAAGAAGGCTCAAATTAAGCACACAGAGGGTGGTTTAAGCATACTTAAGCAAAAAGATGACATAAGTATCCAGAAGGGAAATAAGGTCTCTAAAAACGTATATAGTAATGGTGAGGATACTCTCCAGAGGACAATCATAGGGAATACTTATAATTGGCTGGACTCTCATGGGGATATTCATGTTAAGGGATGTTTTGCTAAAAGTATAAAGGAGAGACAAGATAAGATATTTCATCTGGCAGACCATGAGTTCAAGATTACTGCGAAGGTAGGTCAGCCATTAAAGATATATGAGGATGAGGTATCATGGAAGGAGTTAGGAATAAATAGGGATGGTGATACTACTGCTCTGTTCATGGATTCAGAGATAAGAAAATCAATGAATGCACAGATATTTGAGGAGTATAAGAGTGATGCTATAGACCAGCATTCTGTAGGGATGGTATATGTAAAGATGGATTTAGCCGTTAATGATGAGGAGTATCCAGAAGAGTATAAGGTCTGGAATGATATCATCTCATTTGTAGCTAATAAGGAGGATGCAGAGGAGTTAGGCTATGCATGGATAGTTAGAGAGGCAAAACTGGTAGAGATATCATGTGTACTGGCTGGAAGTAATATCCTTACACCTACACTATCACAAGAGATAAAGAACATTAATACTGAAGGAGTCGAGGTAATCACTCCAGAACAAAAGGAAGTCGAGCAGTCACTTCAGATAAGCAAATTTTATAATAATTTAAAATTCATTAAACATGAGTAAAACAGTAGAAGAGATGTCTAACGACATCAATGTATCTATAGAGGCTATCAAGAGCCAATTAGATAAGGCAGTAAGTGTAGAAGATTTGACTGCGTTAAAAAACGAGTTAGAGGCTAACAAAGAAGAAGCATCTACAGAATTAAAGAATCTTTTAAATGAGGTATCTGAAAAGGTGTCTAAATTAGAAGAGTCTACAACTGGTAAACCAAAGGTGAGTAAGACATTTGGTCAAGAAGTAGCAGAGAA